CGATATATCTCGGTATTACGATTAAAAAGACCAGTTAAATCGATGGACGTATTCGTCCACTTATACACAAGGGCTATAGTGGCCCTACGGACGACATTAAGCCCAGACCATACCATCGATAGAACCCATTGGGGAACGGTGGGTACCATCATTACATATTCAACCTTTTGACCTGCTTCGATTCTTTCTTGAAAAGCTTTAACGATGATGCCAAATTTATCCGCATCACACAAAAGCATCCAATCAGCAAAACCGGGCACTATCTGTAAGAAATAAAAGACGGCTTTTTGTGTCTCCTTATCAACATTTCTGTAAATAAACCTCACTCTCTCGTCATACAAGAAGATGAAGAGATCATCAAAGGCTTTCTCTTCAATAGTTTCAATCACATTATCTCTTTGTTGCAAATACCCAATTGCCAGTTGTTGTAGAGTGGGTGCATTTCTGTCCTTTGCATTGAGGGTTGCCAGGAACTCGACATAATCAAAATGGTGATCGTACATTCCTTGTGGTTTTAACCTATGTGCATCTTTACTTTCAGCTATGCCACGCCGGATTTCCTGCTGGAGTGTGACGTTATCTTGCTCAGCTTCCCGCTGATATGCGTAATAACGAGCCTCAACCATATCCAACAGTTCATCCGTACTCGTAATGACTACGGACGTCCTTCTAATCTCAATACCAATTTTCTTCGTCATTTGAACCTCATAATCGTGCAACTCCCAGTAAAAATCATTCTCTGTTTTGGGAATCTTATTCTTATCCAAGAGCCGTAAACGTGGTTCCAAATGGGCCGTATCATCAGTTGCAAACTCCTGTTTGACATTAACCTGGACATCAAAATCTATCCTATTGGTCACAGCCTCAGGAAAGGACACAAACTGACTTGCATCATTATACGTATTACTGACATTTGACGTACCAACCATGATCTTTCCACGAAAATAAGTATTACCTTTTGAGTCTAGCGAGGCCATATTCAGCAGGTACGGAAAGATGTTCTTACACTTAATAACTTGGGTCTGAATGTTTGAGGCAAGCGCTAAACTCGGTTTTATCAATGAATATTCATCAAGCATCAGCACTTCTTGGTCCCTATATCCTTCCCAGGCAAAATCACCGTCAGGATTGATCGCATAAACGAAACTCTCGAAATCACTTAGTAGTCTCTCGTGTTGATCCGGACACACACGGGCCAGCAATCGGGCTACGAATGGTCGCACCTTCTTCGTTTTACCAATCTGACTGCCACCTTTAAATAGTACAAAGACCGGTTGTTGCCTCGATCCACTATTATATATACCAGAATTTTCAAACTGTTTACGTAGAGTAACCACACCGTACAATATCGGTCGTATCTTCTCACGGATCTGCATGTTCTTAAAAAGATCCCTAGATTCTCC